TTACTGCAGCTCCGCTATCCTGGTCACTGCTACATAAATGTCCTGTATCTTATACCAGGTTGGATAATCCACCACTCCGGATGCAGGAAGCCCGAATATATTCTGGAATTTTTTTACAGATGCAGCAGTAGCCGGACCATAAATACCATCCACGATCACTGACGGGATGGCAGGATAGGCTTTTGCTATGGCATTAAGCTGTTCCTGGATCTGCTGTACCTTTTCTCCGGTAACACCGATAGTCAGGTCATATCCAGGCCAGGATGCGGGAATCCCGGAAACTGCTTCCGCCACATTGATATACATATCGTTTCCATAGAAGCTCCGCAGGATCTCAATTGCGGAATATCCCTGATCTCCCAGAGCTTTACTTCCCCACTGGGTCATCCATCCCCGGTTCCTGCACTGCACCTGGTGTCCGTCACAGTACTGGGTCAGGATCGGCTGACGTACATCCGGTCTGGAAAGGTAGTTTTCAAAAAGTTCATCCACGATCCGGTCTATACTCTCAAAAATATTCCTGCCATAGATCCATTTGTGGTCGTATGCTGTGGAGGATGTAATGGTGAAATCATAACCCTTATTCCGGTACCACTCTGTATAAACTCTGTTCAGAGTAAACGACATGATTGCCAGAACATTGGCACATAAATGATGATACAATATCCGTCCGGCAGTGGGTACCTGCCGGACTTTTTATAATAGGAAGTTATTTTGTGTTTGCCTTCACATGTTCGATCACCTTTGTCCAAGTGTCTTTTCCGCAAATCCCGTCTGCTGTGAGCTTTACATTTTTCTGAAATGCTTTCAGCGAGGTATCTGTATCGTTTCCGAAATCACCATCCACCTTCACTCCGAGCATGGCCTGCAGCACGGATACAGCCGTTCCTTTGCTGCCTCTCTGGATAACCGGGAACTGGACTTCAATCTTTTCGGTTAATGTTATGGTATTCTTTGTTGTTGTATTCTTCACTGTCGTTGCTCCCTTCATATATGCTGCAGTCTTTTTTACAAATTCCGGCCAGCGGCCTTCCGCCTGGATCCGGCGCGGGCAATTCTTCCGGGAAGCATCATAGTGACGTTTCAGGCGATCTGTTCCCCATCCATACTGCTTCAGGAGCTGTGCCGCCAGCTGCTCTGCGTAGTCTACTGCTTTGTAGTAGTCTGTTTCCGGATTTACGCATATCTCGATGTTGATGGAGTTACGGTTTGTGATGCCGTACTTTCCTTTTCCGTCACCTACAGCCCAGGCACCGTCACTGTGATCAAGTGTCTGGTAGACTGACTTGGAATCTACATAGTAGTGCACGGTTCCGGCCAGATTGCCATTCTTCATGGCTGTAGCATGGGCTTTTGCATCTGCGCCCTTGCTCCAGTTGTCTGTCTCGTGGATCACGATGTAAGCAGGTTTGTTCTGGCCGATATAGCAGTTCTTCTTGCTGATCATTTTGATAATGTTCATGGTAACACTCTCCTTTTCTGTTTTTAATGCCTTCTTTGATGCCTTAATAGATAATATGCTGTTCAGAATGTTGATGATCTTCTGTCCGTAATTCCGACCGGAAGCCCAGCCCTGCCATTTGGGATTCTCCTGGATCCCAAGCCATTCCACATAAGGCGCACAGCCTCTGTTGACGTATGTATAGCGTGGATCCACGCAACGGTTCTTCAGTCGGTCCATACTGGCATACGCCTGCAGGTGCTGGATCTGGGCCCGGATGCCCTCTGCCGGGGTCTTGAAGCTGTTGTCTCTCATACCGGTTTTGGTCACACCAAGGCCGCAGAAATTGTTCTGGCTGAGTGTTACTGCAGATCCGCTGAATGTGAAGTTTCCGGTTTCCAGGCAGGACTGGGCAAAAGCAATGTCACCACGGACACCTTCCGCTGCCCCTTCTGTGATATACAGAGGAATCATCTTTATGACCGAATCGGACACCTTCGGATTCATCTTTCTGATATAAGCCCGCATCTGTTCAATGCTGGCCTGTGATTTTCCCATGATCTTTAACATGTTCTTCTCCTCTCACTCAAAAGAGGACGATTATTCGCCCTCTTCTGCCTCTACTTCCGGAATACCCGCTACGCTGGTAAGAATACTTACCACTCCGGCCACGACTGCTGCCGATGCTACCATCTTCCAGTCTACCGCCGAGATGACACTTCCAGCACCAATCACGCCGACTGCAGTCTGCGCCATAGTCTTGACGGCTCTGATGCCCGCTTTTTTCAGCCATTTCATAGTGTCAACGCTTGGTTTGAAAACACAATTCTTAAACATGTCCATTCTCCTTTTCTTCTAAATCTGAAATCCGGTGGTTTGCTACTTTGATCTGTTCTTCCTGAACAACTGCTTTTTTTTCCAGGGAATAGGTTCTTTCCACTACATTGTTATGTTTGTCTACTCTTTTTGTGAGTTCTTCGAGTTTGTACTCCATCAATGCGCGTGTCTTTTCGTTCTGGCTGTGGTTGCTGATCAGGCATACCAGGAGAGTCACTGCTGCACTGATGCATGATGAGATGATTGTTTCCACCCTTTCTTCCTTTCTCCGGTGTTGCGCCGGCGCAATTTTAAGCATAAAATAAGAGCCTTCCGGCTCTGCTCTGATTTTCATATTCTCATCTCCTATTCTGTCAGGTGTGTATCTTCGATGTACTTTTTGATTTCACTGATGTGATTTTTCAGGTCTTTATTAAGTACGAGGAAGTTTTTCTTGTTATTCTGGCTGATGATTGTTCCGTCCTCTCCAACCTCTGAATACGTGAACGAGATTCTTTCTCCCTCTCCAGTGTTCAGTGCTATAAAACTTGTTAATACTTTCATATTTCCTCTCTTTCTTCGATGAGTTTTTCTGTTTCTGCTATATACTCATCATCATATGCTATTTTTTTAAATCCTACTACTCTATCCTCGCCATCGTATCGGTTATACTCATATCCTTTCTGTTTTGCTTTCAGCTCCCAGAAGAACTTGAGGCCTGGTGTGCCGGTGACTACAAAGTAATCCGGAGAACATTCTGACACGTACAGATCTCCTTCTCCGCGCTTCTGTAAAAAAACATAGTACTGCATTCCTGTGTTGATCATCTCTTTCAGGATGTCTTCGATGTCAATGTAACATTTTCCATCTTCTGATATCTCTCCGGATCCGATATCTCCAAAGTACGGTGTCGGGGTTTCGTAGCAATAGACGCCTTTTTCTCCGTAGTTTTCCGTTTCTCTGACCGCCTGTTTAGTTCCGGCAACCCTGAGTCCAGCTTGCACATACAAAACTCCGTATATGTTTGTATATCCTAGGGAATGATGTTTTCCGCCGGTAAAATCATCACCACTCTCTACATCCGCATCCGATATCAGATCTAAGCATTTCCAATCACTAGTCCTCAGACCATTTATGCTGAATGTCATATAGTCAGATGTTCCAGGGCCCTTTCGAAAAGTAAGACGTTTGTCTCGAGACGAGAAATATGTGTCGTAATAAGTCTGTCCGATGCCACTTTCAGGTTTTGTAGTACTCTGATGTGATATTGTATCTGCTGAGATCTTGAATCCGGCTATGTTTGCTTTCAGGGAGTACAGGTCGTCTACTTTGAGTTTTTCCGCGGTTATAGACTTTGACTTTATGTAAGCCCCGTTCCAGTACAGCTTGCCGCCGGTCATGTACATGCCCTGGATGTTTCCGTTATTAGTTAACAAATTGAATATATCCTCGGAAGAGTATCCGTGCCGCACGTCTGGTCGGTAAATGTATATGGTTCCATCGCCGGTGCTAATCGTATTCCCGCCACCGAACATGATCAGGCTTCCCCACTCTTCCACGCTCGTGACGTCTTTTACGAATGAAAATTTTTTCCACGATGTGGTCAGTGCTATGCTTTCTCGCACTTTATTGAAAGAGAATGCTATACTCTGTTCTTTTGATGCTTTTGCCCAGAAAGTTACCGTATACCTACCTGTAGCATTAAGGATTGCGTTTGTGTCCCGCTTTGCTGCCAAAATGCAGTTATCCGCGTCAGCATTGATCACTATCGCATTTTTCCCTCCATCCGGATCGTTCTGTCCTGTTTCCACAGTCCCGACTGTATTCCAGTACGTTTTTACATTATCCGCTGATAACCGATATCCTTTCACAAGGTTTCCACCAGACTCTTCTAGCTTTCCGATTTCCGCTAGCGTATACGCCCGTGTATAGTCCTGTGAGTCTTTAAGAACCAGTACATCACAGTCATCCGTATACTTTTTCGCATCTGATAGCGCTGTGATGCTATATTTTTTTATAGTATCCATAGCGTCGTTAGATATATCCGTGATACTGATGTTACCCTGCAGGTCTATGATGCTTGCACGGATCTTGATCTGTTCCGCAGACTGATTGATCTGGCTGATCAGTGATGCTTTGTCAGCCTTTTCTGTCCATTCCGCACTTGATGTGACTGTTGATACGATAGCGCTGTCAGTGATCTTCTGAGACGCTTCTGTTTTCCATGTTTGCAATTCGCCAACAGAATTTTTTGTGGCATACGTAGATGATACCTTACCTTCAATGCTTTCTGCCTTCTGGTCAATCATTGACTGTGTTTGCGTAACTGTGGCATATGACTTTAACAGCTCTTTTGCTGAAGCCTGTGCGGTATTAACAGCTGCCTGTTTTGCCGCAGCTGCATAGCCTTTTGCAGTTGCATCAGCAGATGCAAGTTTCTGCTGAACATCTGATCCTGTGGCGTAAGTCTGTGATATAGTTGAGGACAGGCCATCTATCTTGGCCTGGATAGTAGCATTCATCGCGGCTGTGGTACTATAGTTGTCCCGTAGATTTGTCTGCACCTGCGAAAGGTTTTGCGACATGCCATCCACACCTGATTTATATTCCGCAACTTTCGCATCCAGGCTTATGTACTGGCCGGATACAGAATCATATTTTGATGATATATCTGAATATTCCTGTGCAAGGCCATCTACAGTAAGTTTCACATCTGCAAGTTTACTGTACATTGTTACTTTGCTGTTCTGCAGTTCGGTAATCTCGCTTTCACTGATCAGAGCTTCTATTTTACCTTTCAGAACAGAAAAATTTGTCTCATTTGCCTGAAAACGTTTCAATATAGCTTCTTTCGAAAAAATGTTTACTTCCCTTTGAAATTTCGTATTATTCACCTCCTCTCTATGAGATTACTGTCAACCTGACGCAAAATAAATAACGGTTGGCACTTTTCGTCCTGTAGTCCCCTCAAAGATCGGATTGATCTGTCGTTCTCGCAAAACGGTCTCACAGGATCCTCCTCCGTCAAGGCTATAGGCAAACCGCACTCCTTTGCTGATCAGAAGATTTGCAACGTCATCGTAGTCGATTCCTGCTTCATTTGTGGTTATAGATCCTTTTATACCATCAAAGCTACAGACAACATAATCACCGTTCTGATACTGGCCTATGACCTGTCTCACATATTTACCTTTGTGTACAATCTCATTCCAGGTATCCGTTGAGGTATTTTTATAATTATCAATGATAGTCCCCCAGGCAGTTACTGCATATTTATATCCTGAAGATATCAACGCAGCTGGTCTGGCCCCGTCTGCTTTCCGATTCGTGTATGGAGTCGATAATCTCCCTGCAGCGTCAATACACAAAGGATAGCATTCCGTGTTGGAAATCGCAGTTCCCATATCATCATCCATCCATGGGTATAAGTTCCCGGAGCTATCCGTTTTGTATGTGGTCATATCCACACCGTTAATGACCAGCTGACCTTCTGCTTTCAGCGTTTTCGTATTAAACAAGGACGCATTTAAACAGAAGGCTGTGTTTTCACGGCGGGCATAATCCAATGCAGAGTATTTCTGACCATCTGTGCTGCCGTCCTGACTAGTAATCGCCACCCGTGGGGTGACTTTATTCCCAGCCAGGTCATACTGCGGAATCCTTGCAAGATAGTAACTGCTGCCATTCAGTCTTCCGTATTCAACTGTGATCGCGTTCACCAACAAATCCCTGGGCGTGTAGGATAATTTTCCAGCAGCTGCTAATTTTATAAGTTGTTTGTAAACCTGCTCGTCTGTGGCTGCATAATTAACAGGACGACATATTAGTTTTCCGTCTTTGCTTTTTAATATATAGGTCATTTGTTTCTCCTTATCGAAAAACCAGCCCGAAGCTTTTCAAGGATCTCATCAGTTATAGTCGCAGAACCTGCTGCACCATATTTGAAGTTTACGTATAAGTCCAGACCATCTTCTGCCGGGGTATAATTAAATTCTGTTCCCGATGTCCTCCATCCCGAATCCACAATTCTTGTCTTTGATACAGAAGAAAATATCTGAACTCCATAATAACATCCACCTGCCAACTCTGTGTTCAATCGAATCGTATATTCGATTCCTTGTTCCAGTGGAATGCCATAAATATATCCTGTATCTGCGGAAACTGGTGCTGTAGAGCCGACGTAAGCATAAGCTCTTGCGGCATTCCCTCCAAATCCAGGGATACCGTTTGAGCTAAACCAACCAGCCGCTTTTGCAATATTCACTTTTACATTAAGATTTTTAACCGATACATTGATACTGCTGGAATAGCTTCCACATTTTGCAGTTATAATAGCTGTTCCTTCCCCGACAACTTTCACAGTGCCGTCCAAAGTTACTTCTGCAACCGTTGGATCTGACGAAGACCAGCGGACTGTCTGGGTACAGCCGGAAGGGGACACGAATACGCTCAATGCTATAAGGGCACCTATATTTTCGATACTACATATTTGATCTGATTCCTGAATTCTTATTCCAGTGCAGTAAACTACATTTCCGCTGCCTGCCATCGGAACTTTTGATATCTGTTCCTCCCTATAGAGCAGATAAAGAAATTCATCATCTGCATCCAGGGTTAAGTTATTTTTTATCAGGGATTCAACATCGATCACAGAATCCTCTTCATCCGATTCTTCGAACAGGACAACATTGTCCGGTACCGGATCAACCGCAGGATTGTTTTCCGCGACTACCCATTTACCATCGACAACCTGTAAAATCTTTCCCTCGTCTTCCGCTGTCGGTATTGGGAGCAGACGCAGATCTTTTATATTTCCTACAATATCTCCATTCATTAATTTGTATATATCTAATCCAAATTGTGACGGAGAATCGGCATAACCTGCTTCAACAGCACCAGCGTATACACTTCCGGCTATATCTACTTTCGTACCCTTTAAATCGTAACAGTATATCCTCCCTTTTTCTGTGAAATATAATGTGTTGCGAAAATTAGAAGGGGTCACTAATTCCTGTTCTTCATTAACACGGCATACTCTTAAAGTAGCATTTGTAGTATCTCTGCCGCGAATAGAAACTTCTTCCTTCAGATCATATAAATACGCTTCTTTAACAGTAAGTACCGTTCCTTTTGGAAATCCGTAGCTCTTAAATCCGACAGTAAGTGCTGTAGCATTATCCGGGACAGTAAACGTGCAACAGGTCATTTTTTCATTCCACACTGATGATTCTTCGCTTATATCACTATATAATCGGGCTGACGTTGGATCTGTTGTGTTCGTTGATATTCCAAATGCAAAGTGCGTCCAGTCACTTCTTGGACGGCCGGTTTCGCCATTCGAAAACGTCATACTGGAGCAGCCTAGTTCGAGGGTATGTCCACGTAAAGCAATAACTTCATCGCTGGGAAAAGAATACATAGACCAACCCCAAGGGTCATTACAAGTCACTGCCATATCATATACTGGTCTGGTTTGTTTTTTAGATGTAGTTTTTGTTACAGTAAGTGCCGATGTGTTGTTAAAATCGGATGGAAAAATATTTGTATACCATTTTTTAGAGATCTCATCTGAATGCTCGCCGGTGTCTATTAGATATAGATTTTTAAGGGTAACCGTGCCATTCAGTAATTGAGATGATCCAGGTGATCTGGCCCACACGTATATTCTAGCTGAAGTTATAGTTCCGCTTTTCGTTCTTTCGTAATGGCCTGTACTTTCTCCAACCTCACTGCCGACACCTTTGATCCATGTTAATTCATCATCAACCCCATCCGTTACATAATGGAGATACGGACGAAAAGAAGGATATCCCCATATGTTGGCACCATAATAAGCAGTTCCATTGGGCAATGTCCAACTCTCTTCAGACATATTGAATATTACATCGGAAAATCCGAATTCCAATGGCTGTCCTGTCAGATTTAAGCTTTCGTAATTAGATGAAGTAATTACATAAAAAGCAACATTATTATATTCGCAATTTGTATATGTTATTTCCAAATCGACAGTGCCATCGTCATTTTTCCTAAGAATCGCTTTTACATTTTCAGGATGACTGTATGTAAAATTAACTACGTCTAATGCTGCTAAATTTCTATAATCAAGGTAAGATAAGTCCGGCTGCCAATCATCAATAGCCATCCTCCAAAATGATGAAGAATTTTTTCTATTATCTTCAGTCATACCGTCTATCCGGCTTTCAACTGTGGATAACCGTCCTGAAAACTGATATCCAATTCCAGAAGCAGTAAGAAAAGCATTATTAAACGGAGTGCTATCATACAGGTAATAGCATTTGGATATAGAAGATTCCGACACGGTTCCGTCTGCACTTTTCCATCTATGTACCTCTAACTCATGATCGCCCACTTGCAAATGGTAAGTATTATCATCCATTTTAGTTATGATCTTTTTGGTTCCTTCTGTAAGTGTTTCTATAAAAAAAGGCTTTTCCATAAAGAAATTAACACCCGCAGATATATAATGTGCTCCGCACGCTAAACTCATCGCACACAAATATGTGATCAATTGATTTCTATAATCACCAGAGCTCTTTGGCGCGTAATCAAGAGACCAGATTTTCGCCTTACATTTTCCATTGACATACCAATTTGTATAATAGTCATAAAGTGAAGTATGCCCATTCTGCCAAGTATTTCCAGCAGAAGAGATCATGCAAGACTCCATAGCTATTACATCGTTTTCATTTAAATAGCTATACCAATCTCCAACATTAAAGGGTCGTCCGCCATTCGTAATAAGTGCTAATCCCCGCTTGTGACAGGCCGTAATCAACATTTTCCATTTTTCATTCAGTGCCGCATTGAGCGTATCATAGTCAGCAGGATTCAGTCCCATCTGGTAACAAACATCCTCTTTTGCAAAATCATAGCCCCAGTCGTCCCAAAACACTCCATCAGAGCCAGTTTCCTTGAAATAATCCAGCCAATCGCAAATTTGTTCATATGTATAAATTTTGGTGCAACCAGAGAGTTCAGCCGTAGATCCAATCCAAGTACCATCCGAATTTAGATGCGCATGGTCTCCATTGTAAGTAAAGTCTATTCGTCCACTCTCAGATTGAATATACTCAAACTGTCTAAGCTTTGGATTTAATTCTTTGGCTCTTTTTAAAATTGCTTTAGAGTCCCCTGCGAAAGTTGGCTTTGAGGTAGCTAATGAATTCAAGTCAAGTCTCTGGGTAAGAACCAAATCATGTTTCGAGTACATAATGGCGTCATTTTCTATACCATTCCCTAATTCAAGATTATTCGTCCAGTAAATCCATGCTAACCCAAAATCCTGTCGCATTATTTTCCCTTGTTTCATGGTATCCAGCACCTCATCCAACCTGGTACCATCATCGTCAACCTGGATGGCGTGGGATTCCATCAGGGGGAAATCCTGGTTGTTGGCCTGGGTAATCCCTGAGATTAATTCTACGGATCCGTTGTATTTTGCCATGTCCTGCCTCCTATGTTACTTTTATTGTTTTTGTGCCCAGGTTGCCGTTATCTGAGCGATAGACTGCATATTCCTCTGTATAGCCACTGGCATTGGTGAAACTGATGGATGCTGCTTTTGTAAAGCCGCCATCGAAGCCACCAACATTGAACACCGGGGTTCCGTATCCGGATGGAAAAGCATACCAGACGTACTGGCCTTCTGTGCTGATTGTGCTGAATGTTTTTGTACGGCTTCCCTGCAGTGATCTCGAAAGCGAAAGTATGAAAGTATTGTTTACTTCTTCAGGGATCTCTGATACGCCATAGTAAACCCCATTCTGGAACACAACAGATGTATTTTTCTGTGCCGTTTTCCCTTTTTCATCTCTAACCTGCAGCATGAATGTTTTATCAGCAGTTAATGCCATGTCTTTTAATGTTAATGATCGTAATGTTTTCAGGTCGGCCCTGACCTGGCCATTCATCAGGATGGTTTCCGGATCTTTGTTCAGCTGCCATTTCAGTGTGAGCTCATTGAGCGTGCTGCCTTTTTCTGCAACACCAATGTTATTGGAAAATGCTAAGATCTCAATAGGAATATACTGCAGATCCCGGTTCAGTTCGTTCAGTGCATCCGGCAGGGTTTTGGCTCCCTGATCCAGTTCGAATGTCTGTGTTGTCAGGTTCAGCAGGATCTGCCTTGCAAGATTCTCCAGGGCAACGATCCCGCCCTGATTAGTTGCAGCATCTGTGAAAATGAACTTTTTGCCCGCTGGGATAGTAACTACCTCGGAAAGCGTATTCGCGTCAACATAATCCTTCTGTTCCGCACTAAGGCTTACTGGTTTTCCATCGATCTCCACTACACCTTCCTGGACCGACAGCAATGCTTTCCGTTGGTTTTCATCTGCATCCGTTGTAAACTGCCCGACTACAACACCGCCAAATATATAATCGTTGTTGCTGACAGTAATGGAATATCCGGAGCCTAAAGCCTGTTCCCCTGCTTCTGTCTTTCTTTTCCATGTATAACAGCTTTCCGGAAATTCTTTTGTAACATCCTTACCTGCACGGTACACCACTGCCGTTACTGTAGTTGTATTATCACCATTATCGTGATAGGTACAGTTATATAAGAGTGTTCCTTCTTTCAAGCCGTACAGTTCTGATGTAGTTTCGGAAAGCTTTAAGTTCATCCCATCTAAGCCAGTTTTAATACTTGCCACATTTTGATTTGTGGTCTGAATTCCTTCAGCTGCATTCTTCGCTACGTCAGATGCTGAATCAGCCTTTTTCTGAGCTGTTTCGATGTCCTTTGCCGTCTTGCTGTACAGCTGGCTTAATGTCTGCTTCTCCTCATCAAACCAGATCAGCGACGATTTGATTGTTTCCGTGCTTCCGTTGATTTCTGATACCACAGATGGAATATCCAACTTGGATCCTGCGATTCCTGCGTTGTCTGCAACCATCTTATTGACGATCATACCGTCTGCGATCGCGTTTTCCTTGATCCCGGTAGAATCGATCAGGACGCCTTTTCCGGTTTTGTCAAAAAGAGAAAACGTAAAATCTCCATTTGCATCCCGGCCAGCCTGCATCCGGACCGTTCCGTCCGAATCTGACCACTGCTGTGTTGCTCCCTGGATCCGGATGCCGCCATCGTCAGAAGCAATCGTAAACTTATTCGTTGAGATTGTGCCCGCCAGAAGATCTGAAACCGCAACCGTCTCTATTACTGCCGACCGGATCAGGGCAGAATCGATCACTGCGTTTGCCGATGTAAGGTGGATGTTCTGCAGATCCCCGATGCCAGCACCTCCGGACAAAAGTACTTTGATATTTGCGTAATTTCCGTTCAGGATATCGATCTGCGCGTTAGCCGCTTTAAAATTCGCAGTGGTCAGTTCCTTGAAGTTACCAACTTCTCCGTTTATCTTCTGTACATTCTCTTCCACTACGCTCAATTTTTTAATCGTGGCGTATGTGATGTTCGCGGTATCTACATCCAGTTTGTTGATCATCGCCTGGTCGATCATGACCAACTGTGCATAATACCGTTCCATCTCTTTTGTCTGAGGCCCCTTATAGTCTGCATTGGTTTCTTCTTCTGACAGACCGACAGCTTCAACTGAGTACGTAAGGCCTCCGTCATATTCCCATTCCAGTTTCATGACCGGGACTTTATATGTATTTCCGGACAGATCTTCCACAGTCAGGATGTCCCAAGGATCCAGGCGGGGATCTCCCATCATTTTCAGAGTGCCTGGCATGTAGGAAAAACTCTTGAACGATGCCAGGATATTATTGAGTACGGTCTGTGTCATGAACGGATTGGAAAACGACACGGACCTTGCTCCGGATCCTGAAGTTATTGATATGCTTTTTCCATTTTTGTCCTGGCTCGTAAAACACACAAATTTCGAAACATCAAAAACATAATCATTATGTTCAAAATTTCCCCAGTACCGATTTGGTTTTACCTTATAATCTGAATCCACATAGGTATGCAGCTCGATCTGACCTCTACGATTACATACAGCAAACGCGCCATGAAGCTGCGCCACATAAGAAAGGACTTCCCTGCAGCTATATCCTTTCGGCACTTTTATGGATATCGCAGTTAATCCGAATGTCACTACAGGAACACCTGTGATATCCGCAATCTTCTTCAGTACTGCCACTGTATTTGTGGTTGTGCCATCCATGGAAAATGTCCGCTCTGTGTTCATCATACGGTCGTAAGCTGTGAATGTGATCTGATCGTCCGCTTTCTTTGGCTTCCCTACGGTAAAGTATCCCATCGGGATGTATTCTGTCAGACCGTTCACGTCCATCCCGATCTGCAGGAAGATTTCTTTTCCCTCGATCAGGAGGTTGCCATCCGGAATCGTTACCTCGATGTACTGGGACATGGTCGAACCCAGGGAAAAATCATCCCCTCCTTCTGATCCACCGGTAAGCTTGATACTTTTAACCTTTGTGATGGATACAGCTTCATATGTAAGTAGTGCTTTAAAAGTTCGTGAATCCTGCTGTACCAGGTTTCCGAATGCTGCTGTTGACTGATACACAGGACCGCCTCCTTACTCTGTAATCATAAACTCAATGACATCCAGTTCTTCCATGGTCAGCGAATCATACTTTGGATCGTCATCGCATTTTTCGACAATATCAATTGATACCGTGTGGATTTTCACTGCAGTTTCAATCGCTAAAAGTTCACTCATATCCTTCTCAAATTCATCTTTGTTTTCGAACACATAGCAGCTATCCTTGACAAGATATTCTCCCTTTTTGTCCTTTTTCGCATATCTGGCTATAAGCTCTTCTCTTTCTTCCATGTATGCAGTTGCCGCTTCCTGAACTGCTGCCATGTTTTTCTTAATCGCATACGCCAGACGGACCGGCAGGCGTTTCTCTCTTAAGCCTGCACAGGTGTTAAGGAATGCTACAATCTCACTGTTTTTCATCTTCATGCTCCCTGTTCCTCCGTATCAGTATCTTTTGCAGTGTCTACCGTCCCCTGATCTTCCAGTTTCCACAGGAGCTCGTCAAATGCAGCCATGTCTTTTCTGCATTCTGCTTTGTTCGCCTCATACATCTCCTGGTCCTGAATGGTCTTTGTGCAGTTGCTCTTTCCGGTTTCCGGAACCTGTGCAGACATGTATACCACACTTTTTCCATCGATGATGGAGCTGTAACTGAGATTCATTGATTTTGTACCTTTTAACATGTTTGTTTCCTCCTATTTTCCGATCAGTGTCGCCCCTACTCCTTTGTATGTTTTCACACCGTCCACATAACTGTATACCGGATAGGATGGTGTGTTTGAGTAGAATCTCTTTGTTATCCGGGAATTGCTTCCAGGATCCGTAAATGTCACACTAAAGAAAGCAGGGCTGATTGCTGCATCGATCTTGGCAGCATCCGCTCTGCTTAACATGGGCCATGTAATTTCCAACGTGTATTTAATAGCAATAAGATCGCCTACCATATCACCATTCGCTACACGTCCTGTATTATTTGACCAAATTTTTTCCTTTTTTATTGTCAAACCCGAAAGGGCCGGAGTCGGCATCGTAACTCCGTCAATAATGATATCATCTGTCACTTTACCGCCTCCTTATCCAAATACCGGATTTCCGGTCTGTTTCTGATAGTTGTTTCCTTCCTGGCGGATCACCTTAAACAATTTCTTTGCATCGCCTTCCAGATAGATGTGGAGTTCCTGTCCACGATCATTTCTGCCCTGCATGCTTTCAAAAGCATTCACAACTGCTTCAAATACACCTGCCCGGATTCCGGCAATGATCTGATTATTGTTTGCCACCGCAGAACGGTTTCCCATTCTTCCGACAAGCTCCGGTCCGGACTCTCTTGCCACGAACATTTCTCCCATACCAGGGAATCCGCCATTTGCGTACCAGCTCAGATTGAAACGTGGCAATGAAAATTTGAAGTTACCGATTTTTATAGATCCACCTTCCCAATCCCAGCCGATATGTGGCATAGGGATATGGATGCTTGAAAATCCATTTGCAAAAGTCTGAATAACATTCTGGCCAACTGTGTATAAGCTTGGAATTGCGTTTGCCACCTTGCCTGGTATATTACTTAATATTCCAGACAGAGAGCTCCAGTTATTATTCAGGCCGGTTCTCATTCCGCTTATGATATCCCTGCCTTTCGGCGTTACTTTGCTTTTGATATCTCCGATAGCGTTGAAAGATTGAGAACCGATTTTCTTTACTCTGCTCAGGAATGTTGATTCCCTTACAGCTTCCCAGCCATTTTTCAGACCGATGATCGCAGCATTTCCTTTCCCACGTAGCCATGTTTTGGCATTTCCAAGTCTCTCTTTTGTCTGCCCTGGGAGTTTAGCAATCCAAGACAGTACAGCTGGCAATCCTGCTTTCATACCATTGAACAGGCCAGATATAACATATTCGCCCTGCGTACGCATGACTGTTGATGGTGAATGGATTCCGAAAGCTTTTTTGAATCCGTTTATGAATGGTTTAAAAATGTGTGCCTTGATCCAGGTTCCTATATCTTTAAATGACTGCACAACACCATTTTTAAAACCTTCCCAGGTGAATTTTCCAGCTTCTGTGAAATGCTTTATAATATACTTCCTTGCATCTGCAACTGCATTTTTAAAGATACCGCCAATAAATGCGGCAAAACCTCCAAATGCAGCTCCAATCGTTTCAAAAACTCTGTCAGCAATTCCGCTCCAGTCAATGTTTACCATCAGATCTTTTGCTTTGTTATAGATGGTGTCCCCCATGGACCACCAATCCATGTGTTCAATCGCTGAGATTGCAAAATCAAAAAAGCCTTTTATCCCATCGGATAAGGTCTGTCCTATTTTTCCTGTATCAATGGTTTTGACCGTGTTGGTTACAAGATCAGCCAGTGCAGTGCCCAAGCCTCTCCAGTTAAAGTTATGAACTGTGGTATAAAGTGCTTCCAGTCGTGTGTTAAAGCACTCTCCAACAGTTTTTCCAACAACACTCCAATTGGTTGTCGCAATCGCTGTATTCAGTGTGCTTACCAAGCCAAATACAGTATCATGTACGGTTCCTTTGATCAGGTTCCAGTCAAGGCCTTCAAGAGCACCGTTGATTCCATCTCCGATAGCTTTCCCAAGACTGTTCCAGTGGAAGTTCTTTGCAAAGGTATCTGCAAATCCAAAGGCTGTGTTCAGTCCCTTAGAGAATGTATTGCCAACTAATTTCCAATCCGCAGCTTCAATAAAGCCATTCAGAAAAGTGGCAATGCTTTTTGCAATCTTGTTACAGGTATTCTGAATTTTACCCCACGGAATACGTTCCAGTGCTTCGTTGAGCTTATTGCCGACCATGGCGCCAAGTTCTGTAAAATCACCGGACTTCCAGGAATCTTTGATCAGTTTTGCAAGATCTTTGAAACGGCTCTTGATGGCCGTTGTCTGGAACATATCATTAACGCCACCAAGCGGTGATGTATCCGTTTCACTTCCTGTTCCTCCTGATCCGGAGCTGTCTGAATCATCGTTCAGCTTGTTAATCTGGTCGAATCCCAAAAGAGTGCGCTGATATTGTTTTGCCGCTTTTGATGCCATATCCGCGTTCTTTGCATTATTCTTCAGACCCGTTGAGGTACTGTTAAGACTTGCAGCATAATCCTGATTGACTTTCTTGGCCGTGACCATGGTGGTTTTGCCTGTGAGGGCTCCCATCAGCTGGCCTATGGAATTTACCACGTTGATAACCGTCTGAATGAAACTGTTCAGAATTGGTGCTACAACATTCAGGATTGGTGCAAAGGCTGTGGCCAGTGAATTTTTGAGCTGTGTCAGAGAAGACATCAGCAGAGAAAGACTTCTGTTTGTTTCTCCACTGTACTGTGCAAGGTTCTGAAATCCCTGCTTTGCGCCATCTACAGCTCCACGGATCACAAAACTTGCAAACATAAATTTTGCAGTCATTCCGATCGTCTTCAGTATACCTGTCAAGCCTCGTCCGGATGTTCCCAGACCATTGAACGAAGATTTTGTCCTGTTAAGAAACGGGATTCCGGATGTGAACTTCTGGATTAGTGCAGCATAAGCACCGGAGCATTTCCGGATCACACCGGTAAAGGAAGATGCAATGTTTCCAATACCTCCCAGAAGCTTTGTAAGGCCTCCCCAGCCCTTTGAAACAGTTGTTCCTATTCCTTTGAAAATTCCTGTTCCAAAGTTCAATGCCTGTCTCGGAAGAGATACCGGCCGCTTTACGTCTGTGTTGTTCTTCTGCATTTTTGCAGCTTCAGTCTGATATTCGTTTACCGTTCTTTGCGCGGATGCAATATCGTTCTTCAGTTTTTTCCATTCCTGACTCTCTTTGGAAACTCCCAACGCCTGTAGTTTTTCTTCCTTCTCTTGATATCTTTCCAGCTCTTGCCGCGTTCGCGAAATATCCTCTTTCAGTTTTTTGTATTCCTCTGTAGGTACTTTTTTTGTCGCCTTACCTGATTTTTCCAGTTCTTTTGCCTTATTCTCATATTCCCATAGCTGCGTATAAGCCTGGTCAATGTCATACGCAAGACTTTGCCACTGTTTACTTTCTTTTTTTACACCTGTGGCTTCTAATTTATCTCCCTTTGCCTCATATTTCCTTATCTGTTCATTTGCCGCCTTGATGCTGTTTTTGATATTAAGATATTCATCCGTTGGATTTTCTTCAAACGCAGTTCCTGATTTTCTCATTCCTGCTGCCGCTGTTTTATATTCAGTAAGCTTCTTTTTGGCATGTTCAATGTCATACGCAAGACTTTGCCACTGCTGGTTTTCTTTTGATTTTCCTGAACTTTCAAATTTCTTTTTCTTTTCCCGTAACCCATCCAGCAGCTTCTGAGCTTTCATTGTTTTTTCCTGAAGCTGCTGATACTCTTCCGTTGGAACTTTGATGCCTGCCTTGATCTGGAAATTTTTCACAGGATTCCTGCTGAGCATTTCCCTGATCTTATTCAGAGTATTCCTTACCGGCTGCAGCGCTTTGCTTTCCATCCCCTTGAACGGATTCTTTACTTTCTCAGTTTCCTTCTGGATTTCTTCAACACTTTTCTTTACTTCCCGCCGGCTGTTTTCCATCCCTTTTTTCAATGGTTCTGTTGTAGCTTCAATTATCACCTGCATCTTATGAAGTGTATCTCCCATGGTCTCACCTCCTCTCTTTTTCTCAACAAATTAATGATTATGTCTATAGTTCCATTCGGCGTTGTACGCCCTTCTTTTTTCCATGTACTCTTCCCACTGGCGGGCTTCCTCTGCTTCTTCGTATGCCTTCTGTTCTTTTTCAAACAGTTCCGGATAATAATCCCAGGGATGGGCTATCTTGCCATCTTTGGCAAATAACGCTGAGATATCTACTGCTATAGCCTGAGCCTGAATGAAATTATCCATGATCCGCTGCTTTTCTTCTCTTAGCAGCCGCTTTCTTATATTTGCCAAAGTATCAAATATCTCATTTACAGAAAGGTTCCAGAATGTTTCCGCCGGAATCCCCATCTCAAGAGCTACCAGATACAGCTCTGAGAGCTGTTCTGACATCAAGCGTTCTCGATTTCCTCCAGAAGGGATGCCGCTGTTTTCTCCGGTAAAAAACCCGATACCACCATGAGCGGGATCAGAATCTTCTGATAGAGTTCCAGCTGACTGTTCCCTTCATCGATCCATGCGTCATACAGCTTCTGCACATCCTGATAATCAATCCCATGCTCCCACGGTGACATTGCTTCCTGGATGATCGTCAGCATCACGGAAAGTGGCGGAATATCATCAATCATATTCATGAGATTCTGTCTGTACTTATTTTCCAGGCGTCCGATTCCGGAAGCTTTCAGTTTCATCCTGAAGCTCCTACCGCCTACATTCCAATAAGCAAAGGGCTGTCTCTTTTTCTTCTGTTCCTCCAGATTGACTACTTTTTCCTCTGGAGCCTGTGTCTCATTCTGGGCAGAAGCTCCGCCCAGATCCTGAATACCTTCAAAATTCATCATCTTTTATTCCTCCTTACGCCGGATCTGTCTGTTTAATCTCAGACTGTACGGCCATGGTCACCTCAAACTCGATCACACCATTTACTCCACCGCCTGTACGTTTTACGGAAAACTGTGCAGTAAACTCGGTAACTGTTCCATCTTTTGTTTTTTCCTGGAAATCCCAGATCTCTTTTTTGTCTGCTGCATCTCTCATAAGCCTGTACGGGCTTCCGGCTTTACTGTTGTCGTACTTCCATTTGTACTTCATATCCGGAAGGTCTCCAATGCCTTCCTCGTACATCTTGTGCGGATCTGTAAGGCAGGTGTTTTCCTCCTTATCCAGTTCCACTCCGACTTCCGGGATCTCTTTCAGTCCTGGAAGATCTGTGTAAGCTGCAGAGTTTTCTCCAGCTGTGTGTTTTCTGTAACCTAATGTTGCTCCATTTGCTAACATCGCTATTCCTCCTTATCTCCAGTACACGCTGTCAGAATCCATATCAATGATCCCTTCGTAGCGCATCTGTTTATGCTTCATCCCTGACGGATCCGGCACATCTGCACATGCGATTCGTTTCAGGCCTGTCACTTTCATCGCTTCATCTACCTGCAGAGCTGCTTCTGAAGTGCTGTGATTGTTCCAGATGTCGATCCGGTATCTTACAAGGGCTTTATCCTCTCTCATTCCTTCAGCATCGGAGCTGGCTTCGTATACATCGTTCTGCTCTTCGGTATACTGGATCGTTGAACCCTCCGCCCAGGAACATGGATAAGCATCTGAAACATTTTCGGACACCGTGCACAGTGCCGCGTACACCTGATCTTTTACATTCTTCATATATCCTCCAAATCTGACGCAAGGCTTCCGCCCAGCATCTTTAAGATTTGTTCTTCGTTATCCTTCATAGCCGGATACAGGAACGGATAGGCCGGATTTCCGCTGCATCTATAGAATCTTCCATCCGGCGTGTCTATATATGGCCAACGGTACTTTTCAGCCACTCTTCTGTCTATCTGGCTTTCATGGATCCACCATGGCTGCTGGGTATAGACCGGAGTTACTTCCGGAGAGATGCCAGCATGTTTCTCCTGGCCTTTCGGTCCGGTTCCGAACTCTATGTATGGAGCATAAGCTTTGTCTGTCCAGCAGATCCCTGTGACAGTGTTTTCTTCCTCTGCGGTTTCGGCAAAAATGCTCTGCCGGAGTTCTCCGGTATCTGCATGGCAATTCTCAACTGCTGCTGACCGTACAAACTGGATCGCTTCTCCAACTGCCTGCCGGGTGTCCAACTCGGACACCTCCTGCAAAGCTTTCTCCACTTCATCAAATCCATTTACACTCATATCTTTTCCACCTCCATGGTAAGGAAACGATATGGTTTGATGGATATGATCCGATAGTCTGGAAGCTGATCTGCTGCCACATATAGACAAATTCCGTCCCGTTCCTCCATATCCGTTCCATCTTCCAGGATATAATGCAGCCGGCCTTTTTCATCCGTCTGGATCTTATAGCTTCCCTGTATCCGGATATTCCGGATATAATTCAGTCTCTGGCCGTACTGCTCAGCCTGTACTTTTCCGGATGCCGGCCAGCTTTCTCCGGTAACAGAAGAGGCAGCACCATATTCCTCGCTGGTACTGCCTTCCTTATCTTTCTTTACCGTCATTTTCTTGTGGAAAAATCCCTCAAGTCTGCTTCTTCTCAGCCTCATAAATCTTTCCTCCTACTCTGGCCAGGCGATACCGGTTCAGCGTGTCATAGATCTGTTTCGGCGCATCCTCAAAAGTATAACTCTCTCCACCCTCACTTCTGGACTTTTCACCCTCTGTTCCCATCCGGTTCAAAGCGATTACAGCAAGATCCCGGACTGCTTTTTCAAGTCCAGTTTTTAATCGTGTCCGGTTTGTGTAAGACAGTACGAAAGCTTCTGCATCATCAAGAAGAATCTCTATGAGATCCTCATCTTTTTCTCCTGTCAAGGTCTGAACTCTTTCTATGTCTTTACTTTTCGCCACAGGATCATCCTTTCAAAATAGCAAGCAGATCTGCCTTGGCAAGGGAAGATACACCAGTCAGGCCTTTCTCCTTTGCAAGAGTTTTCAGCTCCTCGACTGTCATATCTTCAATATTCTTGCCTGCTTTCTCTTCTGGTACTGTATCTGGCTTTTTTTCTCCCATTGGCGTAAATCCATCGCTGATCAGCTTTTCTGCTGTTGTCCCATCAGCTTCTCTTTCCACATTTTCACGGATCAGTCTCATGCTTTTGCCTCCTGCATGCTCAGGTAGATGGAATCCAGTTTGTTGTCCAGAATCCACATATCATGGAAACGGCGGTAATCCATCTGCCATGCATTCAGTTTCTGGTTTGTTGTTGGGTCGAAGATACGCATGATATCCTGTTTTGTGACAGCGATCGGCGTGGTTACAGGGCAGATGAAGAAGTTCAGGTTCTTTGCAGATGTTCCTTTTTCATATCCGCCTTTTTCCTGGCCACTATCTTTACCGTTATTGATCTTGATAGCTGTGTACATACGGTTGGAAGGTGTGGAAACCAGTGGTACACTATCTACAGAAGGAACCTGTGTCTGAATTCCGCCTTTAGAGAAGGTCACTGCAGTGATCTTGCCTGCAAGTTCCAGTTCCAACTCCATAATAAAGTCCGGTGTCGCCTGGCAGATAAGAGCTCCGTTATAGTTTTCTCTTACCGCTTTGATTCCTTCTTTCAGCTTACGCAGAGCAGATGTAGAAGCAGTTCCCGGTACATAAGATTCTCCGATCATTCCTGCTTTATCTGCAGTGAGTGTTTCTGTAGCCAGCTTGCTGATACGGTACGCATCGATCTCCGGAACTACCTGTGTCCTCTGGAACTCTCCCATAACTGCACCGGCAGTCGGGATAAAGTTTGCCTCATTGATATCCATCGGATCCAGCTGGAAGAGACGGCCACGGTCCTGTGTCATTTTTCTGGTCTCGTACTCCAGGGTAACGGAGCCGCGCTGGTATCCAGCCTCACGGTCATAGTCGCCCATTCCCTGAACGCTCATTTTCGGGATCTTTACTTCAGATCCACCGTTATAGATCACCTGACCGGCATTGGCATCCATCCAGCCAGTGGTTGCTTCCTGGACAGCGATCTTATCAAGCTGTGTCATAAATAAGGTTGCTATTGCTAAAGTATTGATTGCCATTGTTTATTCACTCTCCTTTAAAAAATACCCATCATCGCATTGTATACCTGCTTTTCAAGGGCTTCCTGTGTGTTTGTTTCTGGTGCTTTTTTCGGAGGCTTGCCGCCTTTCAGCTTCTCATCGACTGCTTTCTCAACTGCAGTCTGGAACGCTTTTTTGACGGTTTCCATGGATTTCTTGCAGGCATCTGCATCTGTATAATTCAGTACTTCTGCAAGCTCCACCGGAAGTCCTTCGTCTGACAGGTTGTTCTTTGCTTCTGCCATGAGCTCACTTCTGGTTACTGCTGCCTCTCTGTCGGAAAGTTCCTTTTCTTTTTTCTTCTGCATGTACTGTGTTTTTTCTTCCTTGGTCATCTTGGCCAGCTTATCAGCTTCGGAAAGTTTATCATCCGTCAGTGCCTGCCACTTCTCCTGTGCGTTTGTCACTGCCGTATTGACTGCCTTCTGGACACGTCTGTCAAATTCTGCCTGATTACTGCCTGTTTTCAGGAAGTCATCAAAAGATGGAGGATTATCTCCTTCGCCGCCCGTACCTTCTCCAGATCCGCCGCCATTGCCCTCACCGGCCCCAGCACCGTCTCCGCCTTCTGCGAATAACTGCAGGTTCATTGGAACTTTACACATTGCTTTGAATACTCTGTTTCTCATATTTTTTCCTTTCTGCCCAGCCTATTCGTTCTCACGCCCGGGCCATTCAGTTTGTGGAATCCGCTTCTTTAACGCCTGGCGGAAAAAGGCATAAAAAAATAAGACGCTTCACCCTGCGTCTCACCGGGAGATAATTGGATTACCTATTCCTTCCCTTTGACTGCTGCCTTTGCTTCTCTTACTGCCTCTGCAACACCCTCGCTGATCAGATGTGCCCCTCTGTTTTCTGTTACTTCCAGAACAGTTCCCTTCTCAACTACTTCTTTTAAGCAGATGTCGCTGTATCTTTTGATGCATTTCACTTTCATTCTCTTCACCTCCCCTCCGTTGCGCCGGCGCAATTACTCTGCAAAAATCCAGTCTTCAGCAAGCATATCTGCCTGGGATGCAAGCCAGCCCATCTGCACACCGGAGGTTCCTGTAAAAGCCACCGCCATGTTGCCAATAGCATTGTGCTCACAGTTTACAACTTCGCCATCTGCTGCCTTATAAGAAATCCCAGTTGCAAGCTGGATATACTGTTTCTTACCATTCCATCCTTTACGAGCTACTTTAAACCCTCTTTTCAGGTACTTAACAGCTTCCCCGAAAGAAAATGTCGCTTCGCCACCAAGAATTGGGCAGTTCTGACCATTTGCAACAATCCATTCATCAGCAAGGATATTCTGAAGAGTATACTCCACATTCTGGGTTTCTCTTATATCCAGACAGTCACCGTCTTTTGTGTACATAAGGATTGTTTTGGTTTCTTCATCCCACCACCAATAACCAGCCCATGACGGAAGTTTTACTGGGAGTCCGGATTTCATTGCCTTTAACGCTTCTTCAAACTTCATTTCTTGTCCTCTCTTTCTTAAAAATTAAAAATGGGTATAAAAAGACCACCGGCCGTTTCTGACTGGTGGTATCTCTATTCGATCACTTCAATTTTCTCAATTTCCGGTTCTGTCAGCTCCGTCAAATACGAACATCCTTCTTCCTGGACGCATATAGAAGCTACTTCCGGTTCATTATCAAGCGGCTGTGTAAAGTATTCGTTTATTCCCTCGAATATCTTTCCATCTTTACATGTTACCCTTATCTTCTTTTCAGATGTTCCCATCATCTTTTCCTGCATTTCAGTTATTTCTGCCATTTTATTTCTCCCTCGGCTTCGCCGGAACTACATGAACACCATTTTTCGAATAATGGATTGTTGCAATGTCGGTCGGAAGTTCGTTTCCTTTAAGATCCTTGTAAACCCCAATATTCTTCCTCATGGTTACAACTTCTTTGTGGTTCCAATGTCCTTGTCTGTCTCTTTGAATTTTACCCGTGCCAGCATACTTGTTCACAAGATCCTGAGTTTCTTTTATATCTGTTGTCAGATAGCTCCTGCCGTCAATATAATTATTATGTCCCAAAATATGTTTGCCCTGCTTGCCTTCTTCTATTTGTTTCGGATAATCTTTTGAACGTATCTTTTCCTGAAGCTGTGTATCCTGATATTTTCGCTGTAACTTCTCCCACTTCTCAGGTTCATTATACTTCATTTCCTGGAAGTCTGCAAAATGTTTCGGCATGTCTTTTCCAAGGAGTTCCCGGTACTGATCATACTGTTTCCTGTCTGATGCAGCGTTCTTGATTGCCTTTTCCTGGGCTTCTGCTTTTGGATTTCCTTTGACGTATTTCTCATACCACTGTTTATAGGTCATATCCGCAGGAACCATCTCTGTACGCCCTGTTTCCGGGTTGTAGGCACTTCTTTTCATGTTCCTGAGAATTTCTTTGTCTATAGCAGAAATTGTCGTAGAACGGCAATATGGATGCATGGGCGGATAGTTCACTCCGGCTTTCCGGTCTTTCACCGGAAAAACCTTTCCATCCAGCTCCCGACAGATCTCACTGGTACGAAGATCCAACACAGCCACATAGCGATAATTCTTGATCCCGCAGTCAATATAACTCTGCGCAGTCAATTCTCCTGCCATGTAACAGGATTCTGTTCTTACCAATCGCCTGGCCTGCTTTGCTCCCCCTCCGCACTGGGCCTGGACGGATTCCGCTGTTTCCCGGTCTGTCCGGCCGGTAAGGAGGCTGATCAGCAGTTCATCCTTCAAAGAATCTGCAAGTTGCTGCGTGTTCTGCCAGATACGGTCTGAAAAATGTTTTCCGGACCATTTCATCTGCAGAGCCTGGTCGATCTGTTTCCTGCTCACATGAGAAAAATTGAATGCCAGACCGGTTTCTTTCTGCATGTTATAGATGGAATGATAATACGCTTTTTCTCCAAGCTGCTCCAGAAGTTTGGTATCGAACTGTTTCTCCTGCTGATACACCTGCTGCATCACTGCATCCACCTGTGTCATAAGATCCTGCAAGCGTTCCAGTCTTGCACGGTACGCCGGAGCTTCCAACTGTTTCAGGATCTCACTGTCCCTTTTCCTGTTCTGAAGTTCCTGTTTCAGCTGATCAATGGAGTTTTTATCCTGGATGGAATTTATAATCTGCCAGGCTTCTGTTTCTGACAGACCATATTTTGTCATGAACTTCTCAAAGATATCTCTTGCGGCATATTCCAGCTGGAGGGAAGCTTTCCGGTATACCCTGGCAATAAGATCTGCTGTTTCTTCTGCGTCTTCCATGAACCGATACATATCCCAGGCAGATCTCCGCTCCCAGTATTTCCTACTCATCCACCTTTTCCTTATCATCCGGATCCTGTTCTGGTGGGGTATTGTCCTGTAGGCCAAATACTTCCTGCTGCCGCTTTAATTCTTCTTCTGCTTCTTCTTTCACAGCCGCAAGCTCTTCATCTACATTTTCCACGAACGGAATCTGTGCCAGAAGTGTTCTTCTGCTTACAACGCCTTTCAGATTGGATACCATCTGTGAGATCTCAAGAAGATTTTTAGGAAGAGCTCTGGTGAATATCATTGTAATCCCCATCATGTCAATATTGACGCCTTTCATTGCAAGGAATTTACAGAAAATCCTCATTCTTTTTCTCAGGCCCTTACGATAATATCTGGTCTTAATTTTGGTAATATTCTCCATACCCAGAAGCTTGAATTCCATAGCCACGCCGCTGACATTTCCACTAAAATTTTCGTCTGTCATGCAAGGAATGTGCGAAAATTTATGAATATCCTGCTCAATGGCTTTCTTGAGGATCTCCACTCCATTCTCATCAAATGTCCTTGTTAGATACTCTGCCTTCGCCGTATCGGGCATCTCTAGAATTTTATATTCTTTTAAACGTGCTTTTGCTTTTCGAATACTTTCGTCTTCACCCTCAGCATCTGATTCGTCCTCATCCGTCAGCAATGTTCCGTAAATAGCCAAAATTGCATCAATGAACTGCTCTTTATCGGTTATACGATCACTCATCAGTGCGTTGTACGCATCAATCAGAGGTATCTGTAGTTCAAAATCTCCGATTGCCAGTTTATTGTTTAAATACTCAATGATCGGAATTTCGCTAAGATAATGGGGCAATGCCTGTTCTGTGGTCGGCTGGTATGTGTTGCTATTTTCAATATCCAACTCATATTTATAATTTGGGGTTACTACCGTAGCTCTATAATGATCCGGTCGCATTCCAGAATCATCTTTTCGGATGTAATAATAAACAGCAAAGAGTTCATTTTCCTCTATGCTGTCGTCCTTTACCACAAAAGTATTTTCGGCAGATATATTCTTAGTTACTAAATAATTTTCATTTTCTTTTACATAGATATATTCGTAGGCTATGCCATAAATAGACAGCTCCAGGCCATTGTCTCCGTCCGTCTCATCAGCTTCTGCAGTCTGCAGAGCATCTGTAAGTGGTGTGATAACTGCTTCAGATTTATAAGTTACAGGGTTACCAATGAAGTAACTACTGGCTGTATCTGAGATATCTTTTGCATGATTGCACACCAGCTTGTTTTTCCTTTTTTCTTTTAGGATCTCATGATCTCCACCGTAATAACGCATATTCTTTTGCAGTCGTCCAACCATGCTGATATGTTTGCTGATCAGCTGACGAATCACCTGCTTGTTTGGATTTAACTCATCGAAATCTTCTCTTGGTATTGTAAATGCGTATATTTTTCTCACCTCCTTATCTCTCGGAAACGTGCTGCTTTTCTGCCGATTATGGTGCTGCATAGGTACCTCACAGCGTCACAACAATGGTCAAATTGCTTCACTGGTTTGTCTTCTCCTCTTTCCAGTGCTTTCTCATCCCAGATGTAAGAAGCAAACTCTTTTATGGTTTCTTTACAGGAAGAAGCAAAGACAATCTTCTCCAGGTTCAGAAGCATTCCAACCAGCCGGATTCCATCCAGAACATCATTGTTGGCTTTCAGGACCTTATATCCCCGTTTCCGGAGTTCTGCAATAAAAGAAGCGGCAGATGGATCCACGATGATCGCTTTGATCCTGGTTCCATCCAGCCACTCTTTCAAGTCGTCTGCATATTCTGAATCTGTTTTCTGTTTACCTTTATCTCTTCCGGAATAGTAATATTCCCGGATGCAGTACCATTTCCCGTTGGTTCCTTTATTCCATAACAGGAATACTGTGGCGTTCTGTGTACCATAATCGCAGGAAACATACCGGTTCCCATTGATCAGCAGCTGATAGAAATCTTTGATATCCTGGACATGTTTGTTCTCGTCGAACATGTCGTAGATGATTCCCTCTGCTGCCGCCCAAAGCCCCATGATGTAACGTTTAAAGAATACTCCAACGTACATGCTCCTGTATCTGACCTTGATCTCTTCATCCAGGGACAGGTTATCGTCCATAGTGAAGTGGAGATACAGAATATCTTTCAGGCCGGGATCTTTCCCCTCCGCGGCCGCCTGCTGCCTGATACGCTCTGTTTCTTCTTTTCCCAGATATCCGATGGATTTATCTATCCAGTTCTGTTTGAACCAGTGATACGGGCCATCCGGATTACAGTTAAACCAGAATTTTGAACCTTTCACAGAGCATCGGCCTGTTGCCTGGTTCACAAAGGATTCCGGCATCAGGGCAACTTCGTCAAAGAACACTCCTGCCAAGGTAATTCCCTGGATAAGATCCTGAGATCTTTCATCCTTGCCACCGAAAATGTAAAAGTAATTTTCTTTTCCGTCTTTTCGGATGGTCAGAAGGTTGTCTGCCCTGTGATCCGTGATGGAATATCCTCTTGACCGGAGCATCAGTTTCAACCAGAACAGAACATTTCTCCGGAAGGATCCTATGGTCTTTCCGCACATGGCAAAGTTCTGGCCAGTGAAGGTACTCATGGCCCACATAACGAATGATAAAGACATGCTGATTGTTTTTCCTGATCGGATCGCTCCATCGGCAATAACTCCATCCATATTATGAACCGGGGATTCTTTACACCACCAGGTCAGGACCTGTTTCTGTTTTCTTGAAAACGGAGAAAAATGAAACGTCTGGCCTGTCTGTCTATTGGCTCTGTTGGATTTCATTTTCTGCAGCTTATCTTTCAGGGTTTTGAGTTTTTCATACATTTTCATCACCCCAGATATCCTGCGCTGTTGCATTCATTGCCTCCAGGAAACCATCATCGGTAGTCTCTTCTGCCTGGTTATCCTGCTTCAGCATCTCAAATTCAAGCTGCATGGTTGCAAGTTCCAGTTTTGCATCGTCATAACCAAACTTATGCAGCATCTCGATTGCTTTCTGCTGCCGGGCCTGCACTCTAGTCAGAGCATCCTCTATAGCCTGGATTTGGCCAAGGATGCCTTCATACTTTCGAAGTTCTGTTCGTTTTCCTTTTTCGATACCGGAAGTATATTCTATTACAGACATTCCGCATGGTACCGAATCTTCTTCAGATCCTGTCTGTGCTTCCAGTTCACGGAGAGACTGGATTCTTTTCAGCATCCGGCGTTCCCTGACTGCAAGAAGCTGGATTTCTCTGAGAAGCAGCTGTTCTTTGTCCGGCCTGATCATCTCTGCCAATGTTCTTTCTTCTGGTTCCAGGGTATCAAAAAAGAGAGTTTCAAACTCTCCTGTCCTGACTGCATTCTTATTTCCCGGCGGGCCGGTTCCTCCATGCCCCTCCGCATTTTTATTTCCGGGCTGTCCGCCCTTCTTTTTCGCAACGTTGCGTTTATTCTTTTGCAACGTTGCATTATCCCATTTGTATCTATTTTTCCAGCTTCGGATTGTCCCTACCGGGATTCCAAGCTTTTGAGAAACTTCAATTAATTTCGCTCCAGAAGCATATAGTTTTCTGGCATCTTCAACTCTCTGATCTGGTGCTCTTGGCAAGCCTCACCACCTCTCATTCGTTTCGTTTTTGATATTTGTAAATTACAGTCCTGCCGGCACCATAGTGACAGCCGATTGCCGCCACGCCGAAAGGAGGTGCGCTAACACTTACATACAGTGAATCCATGCGTAAAGTATGTATGTGCTGGTGCCGTGCACGCTGTAGGAAAATTACATCACAAAAAGACACCTGACTGCTGCCAGATGCCTTTTTGTGATGTAATCGGAGTATTATTATGTGGGCATGGGCTTGCCCGATCGGAACGGATGGATTCGAACCATCGCTATTGACTTCTTCAGTCAATTCCTGATTAATGCAGCCGCTCTACCATTAAGCTACGTTCCACGACTGCTGCCAGGTCCCGTTTCCTGGCAGTGTGCTCATAAAAGGAGGATTCCATTTGTTTTTTTGAAATCCATTGTAATGATATCATAAACAAATAGTGTATTTCTAGTGAACTGTTTTTACATTTTAAAATTTCTTAATGCTCTCCCATGAAGTTTCAAAGTCCATTCCCTGCTAAATCCCATCTTGTTTTCTACTTCATGCCATTTCAATCCCTGAATATACCTTAATCGCAATATCTCCCGTTCATTTTCATTCTCCATCTTTTTGATCTGTCTCTCAATCTTCTGATAGCATCTGGCTTTTTCCAGTCGTTCTGCCTTCAGGAGTTCGATCTGTTCATCCAGAATAGCTATATAATCTGACAGATCGGACTGGCTGCTGCCTTTTGGCATCCCGTCATTGGTCACAGAAGGGAACATCTTGTCTGCCCTCAGTCTCTGGATCTCGTCAAGGATATCCTTTTCTCTCTTCACTGCTCTTCGATAGGATTTCAGATATTCTTTTTTTTCTTCGTTTTCTTTCTGGATTTCTGTTTCCACTGGTATCCTCCCCTTTCGATGCTTTTAGCCGGGAGCATACACGTTCCCGGCTTTCTCTGCATTTCTTTTATTTATCCGCGATCACGGCATCGGCGCCCTGGACTGTAACCCAGCCGTTTTTGTAGTGAGCTTCTGCCTCCTTCATCTTGATCAGCTCGTCTGTGATGGATGCACTGAGCTCGTTATTAGCCTCTGCCTGTGCTTTTGCTTTAATCTTTGTGTTCTCTGCTTCTGCTGCTGCCTTGACCTTGGCTTTCTTTGCATCTGCTTCGGCCTTGGTCAACTCAATCTGGGCATCCGCTTCTGCCTGAAGCTTTTCTGTTTCCTTCTGGACTTTTACTTTTTCCTGCTCTGCCTGCGCCTGCTGTTTTTCCTGTAGGGCAGTAACACGATTATCAATGGCCTGTTTCAGCTTTTTATCCGGATGCACGTCCACGATGGAAGCATCCAGAACTTCAATGCCATACTTTTTGTGAAAATCCTTATTAAGATATTCCGTGATGGCATTGTTCAGTTCGGATCTGTTTCCGGAATAGATATCCATCATTGAATAATTTGTCGTAATTTCGGAAATCTTTGATTTCAAGACAGTTTTCACACGGTTTTCGATGATATCATCTCCGTCCATTCCTTTGAAACGCTTATATGTATCAATCACCGTGTCCGGGTCGTATCGGTAACTCATCTGGAAAGATACTGCAATGCTGGCATCGTCTGATGTGGCCACTTTAAAAGAATCATCCTCTTTACTGCCGTCCCTTTTGTCCTTTGTGAGAACGAGAATCTCGTTACTGGTACTGAATTCCTTTACTTTGTTCATCGGTGCGATAAAATGCATTCCCGGGGTGAGTACTGTGTCCTGTACTCCATCTTTGTAGTTGTAGACGATACCAACTTTACCTGTGCCGATAAGATCCATTCTTGATACTGTGTATCCTCCGCCAAGAACTGCTACTGCTGCCACGATTCCGATAATAATCTTACTTTTCATTTTTGTTCTCCTTTTCTTTGATAGCTTCTTTTACTTTGTTGTATGTTTCATCTTCAATCTCGAATTTCTTCTGCTGCCGCCTGATCGACAGGATCACTCTGCTTCCTATCCAGATCAGCGCCAGGGCTGCGGCTCCGAACACCATGCCGGAACCAAGAAATATTACCCACATCGTTCTCACCTCCTCTGTGGCCATTCACGGCCTGTTTTTTTATCTCTTAATCCCATGATTTCAAGGCCATGGAGTCCGGCCACAGCATTTAGAGCACAGCTGACATTGTAAATATGTGTAGGCATCCTACTGGCCCTCCGGATTGCTTCCCCTTCAGTCGGATCTGGATAGCCTTCCTTGTTCTTATAGTTCATTTCACACCTTCTCTCTTCTAAATATGGCGCAAGAATTCTTAACATAGCTTCTTTCCAGTCTTCACTGTGTTTCTCACAGGAATCTTTGTCTTCTGCAAGAATCCCCCTGCGGTCACAAAGGCCGTCATCGTTGTTGATACAGATTTTACATGTCTTTTTCAT